AACTACATTACATTCAGATAGAGGTAATATTGGTGAAGAAAATAAAACATATGTCATAGATAAAAATATGACTGCTAATCCTACTATTCGTCAAACTACATTACATTCAGATAGAGGTAATATTGGTACAGAAGGTAATATAGGATACACTAAAGATATAAATGACCAAGCTAAAATTACAATTAAACAAACTACATTACTTCAAAATCATACGGGACCATTAAAAAATATAATAGAAAAACATAAAAGTGATCAAGCTGAACAAAATATGTGTATAGATGAAAGAAGAGAAATTTTAACATTTAATAGACCTGCTAATCCAAAATCTGATAAAGTTGGTCCAATATTAATTAAAAATAATGTACAACTAAAAAAAGAAAATTATATTCAAAGAGATAATTATGGTTTTGATATATCAAATGCAAATATTAATAGATTAAGTACAGACTGTACAAGAGGAAAGGAAATGTTAAATAACCCAACATATAGAATAAATACTAGTTTTATTAATACATTACAAGATAATCCATTAGTTAACGATTTAATGCATCAAAAACATGATAATAATATATAAATTTAATTAGCAAATAATATATATATATATATATATATATAAAATGTATTTAGCAAATGGTACATATAATAATATTATAGAAGAATTTAATATATCTTCAAATGATGTATATGAACCCACATCAGATAAAGTATATGGTATAGGTCCAACACCAGATAAATTATATATAAATATAGACGAATCTTGTAAATATGTAAATGATAAAGTTGAATCCCTAAAAATTGGTTCATCAATACATAAAAATATTAGAACATATATACGCCCTTATTTAAAACCTGGACTTAAATTATCAACACTTGCTAATTTAATTGAAAATAAATGTAAAGAGTTAACAAAAGAAAATGGTATATTAAATGGAATAGGATTTCCTTCAAGTTTATCAGTAAATGATTGTGCTGCTCATTTTACACCATCTAAATTATATGATGTAACATTAAATAAAGATTCAATTTTAAAAATAGATTTTGGTGTTGATATTAATGGATGGATTACTGATTCTGCATTTACTATTGCTTTTGATGATAAATATTCAGAATTATTAAAAGCAGTAAAAGATGCTACAAATACAGGAATTAACAATGCAGGTATAGATGTTAATATAAAACAATGGGGAAAAGATATAATGGAAGTAATGGAGTCATATGAAGTAACATTAAATGGAAAAACATATCCTATACACGCAATTAAAAATTTAGGAGGTCATAATATTTTAAAAAATAAAATTCATGGTGGTATATTTTTACCAGCTGCTTATATTTCATATTATCCAAATAATTTAAGATTCAAAGAAGGTGTTTATGCTATTGAAACATTTGGTTCAACAAAATCAAATGTTGTAAAAGAAAAACATGATGAAAATACTATATATATGAATAAAATATTAAATACAAATAAAATATCAAAAAATAAAGAATTATCAACTTTTTATTCAAAATTATTAAATCAATACAGTACAATGCCATATTGTAATAGATATTTAGATAAAATATATAATAATAATATATATATATCAAATATAAATAAATTAATTAAAGAAGATTTAATTTCAAAATATCCACCATTGCATTGTATAAATGGTGGAATGACAGCACAATATGAACATACTATTTATTTAGGTGATGATTATGGAAAAACAAATAAAATTATTTTTAGTGAATCAAATGACTATTAAATTTCAATATTATTATCAATTTTTAAAATAATACTATCAATTCTAGCTTTAGTTAATTCACATGTTGAATAAGTTTGTTTTAAATTAAGTAATCCTTTTTTTGATTTTTCTAATAATTTTATAATATTTGAATCTGATTTTAATTCTATTGCTTTATTAATTATTGTTTCTATTTTTTTAATAGTTTCATCTCTACTATCACCTCGCCATCTTCTTCTAATATATTCAGGTATAATAGCATATTGTTCAACATTAATAAAATTTTCTTTTGAAATTAATTTTTTATTTGGTTCAAGACTTGATAATATATTTAAATTTACTATAACATAATCAATATCATTAGACATTTAATATTAATAACAATTATTACTTAAATAAAAATTAAGTACTTAGCATTAAATCAAAAGCTGATAATTTATGCTTATTTTCTTCAATAATATCTTTATACACATTTAATAATGTTTCTTCTTCATCTTTATCATTCTTTTTTGCAATTTCATCAGCATGTTCAATAATAATATCATTTACATATTTATAAGCAGAATTAACTTGATTTTTAGATTTAGCACCAGTAATAATAATATTACCTTTTTGAAAAATAAATATACTACTAGTTTTTTCATCTGGATTATCGAAAGGTGATAAATATTTAATAATAACACACGCTCTAATACATGGTTCAAATGATGCTTCAATTTTTTTTTGGAGTAGTAATTTATAAAATTTACTTCTATCTATCATTAAATTAACACAATAATTGGAGTTAATCATATCAATCTTAAAATTAGTTACATTAACTTTTGTAGAATCTTCTAAAAAGTTAATATATTCAATACCTTCAGGTGTTCTTTTTCCTTTAATTTCTGTTAATTTGTAAATTAATTTATTAATTACAGTATTTACATCTATAATTTTTTTACATCCTGACATTTGAATTGAACCATTTTTAAATAATTTTACATTAATACATTTTTCAGTATTAATATCTTTAGTTTCACCCTCAGTAATTCTAACAACTACAGTAATTTGATTATAAAATTTTTGTAGTTTAGTTCCAACTTTCTTTTTTTTTTTTAATTTTTTAACAAGTAATGTTTTAATAGATGTATCATTCATTTTAACAGTTAAAATATCATTTTCATTTAATTGTAAAAAATTCATAATATTATTAATATTTATTTCACTTCCAATTTTAGCTGAACAACACATTGTTGAAACTGAAACGCCTGATGGTAAATTATTAACTTCATGAACTGAATAATTAATAAAATCTACATATTTATAATCTTTCCAAGAAAAATGTGTCATACTATATATTTAAAGATTATTGTCTTTAACACTATTTGTTTTCAATTTTTAAAAAAAATATAATATAATATAAATGGATATATCTTTTTCACCAGATATTAATATTAATATGCATCAAAGATGTTTTAAATTTTCAAAAACAATTAAAATAAAATTAACAAGAACTATTAATAATAATAAAAACAATTTAAAACAAGAAAAATTATTAAGAATTTGTAAATAGATTGTAACATATTAGTTATTATAAGTATAATGTATTCTACATAATGGTATATATTTATCATTACCACCAATTAAAACTTGATTTTTATCAGATACAATTCTATGTGAAAATATAGCAGGATCACTGCAATTTAAATGATTACATTTTGCAGATAATTTTGTTATAGTATTTGCTATTGGTAATAAATTTAATATTTCACCCATTGGTTTTCTTAAAAAATCACCATCCAATCCAGTAACAATAACATTTATATTTATTGTTTCTAAGCAATATATACAAAAATTATATAATCCATTAAAAAATTGTGCTTCATCAATTAATACATATTTGATAGGATTAATATTATTTTGATTTTTTTTAATTTCTTCTATAACATTATCTAAATTTTTTGTAACTATACATTCTTTTTTTTTAAAATTATGTGAAACAATAAAATTATTATTATTGTTTGTATATCTATCATCAATAGTTGGTTTTACAACAATATATTTAACTTCTTTTTTATTTAACATATCAATCATTTCTAATAATTTTGTTGTTTTACCTGAAAACATTGGTCCTAATATCATATCTAATTTTGATGATTCCATTATGTTATTAACAATTTATAATATTAATTATATATTTCATTCAATTTTTATTTAGTTTATTTAAAGAAACTATATATTTATATAAGTATAATGAAAGTTTTATCATGGGATGTTGGAATTATTAACTTGGCATATTGTCTGATTAATTATAAAAATAAAAAATGGGAAATAGAAGATTGGGGAATAATAAATTTGACAAATCGAGAAGATTATAAATGTATGACTTGTGAAAAAAATGCATTATTTTTTACAGATTTTGATAATAAAGAAATATATTATTGTAAAAAACATATTCCAAAGGATTTACATATACCAGAATTTGAAAATATATTTAGTAATAAGTGTGATTCAGTATGTTCATGGAATACTACTAAATCATCATGTAAAAATAAATGTAAATTTATTTGTAATGATATAACTTTTGATAAACAATGTTTTTGTAAAATACATACAACAACTGTTTATAAAAAAATTAAAAATATATATTCTATTAAAAATATTAAAAAAGAATTAGTTAGTGATTTACCAATTGAAGATTTAAAATTAAAATTAATTAATATACTTGATGTCAAATATAAACATTTTTTAAATGTTGATATTGTACTTATTGAAAATCAACCAAGTATGAAAAATCCAAAAATGAAAACAATATCTTCTATTTTATTTGACTACTTTCTTATTAGAGGTATTGTCGATAAAAATATAAACGACTCCAACATTTTAAAAGTTAAATTTATGTCTCCATCTAATAAATTAAAATTAGCAGATACTGATGATACACAACAACTAATAAAATTAAAAGGTAATGATGCTAAAACTTACAAATTAACTAAAAGTCTTGGTATTAAATATTGTTCTGAAATGATTAAACCATTTGATAATTGGGTAAAAATATTTAATGATCATAAAAAAAAAGATGATATGGCAGATAGTTTCTTACAAGGTATGTATTATTTTAATGAAATGTTATAAATTAAATACACACATTTTTTATTTTTATTACACTTTTATAATGAATAAAAATAATACTTATAAAAATAAATATAATAAATATAAAAAAAAATATATAAATTTAAAAAATAATTTACATGGAGGTGCTATAAGTAATGAATCATATCAATATTTTTTTGATTTAAACTTTGAATGGTTTATTCAATTAATAATTCAATTTAATACTGCATCAAATAATGTTGAATCTGGAACTTTATTTCATATTAAAGGTGGAGCTAGTGTAAAATTCACAGCTTTAAAATATGGTAAAAATCATTTAGGAATAACAAATGATATTGATATATTATTTATTAATAATCATTATCAATATATAGATTTAATTTCAAAACCAGAAAATGTTCAAAAAACTATTTTACAACAAAATAAAGAAAATGCAACTCAAAAAATAAATGAATTTTTACAATTATTTCGAGAAAAATTACCTGGTGTGTGGACTATAGAAATTAATAATAATCTTCATACAATTAAATATAATAATAATAGTATATTTGATATAACATTTTATGAAAAAGAAGATATGATGTCAGATTTTAATGATACATTATTTGGACAAGCATATAATATTGTTAGAACACAAAACGGACTCGCAAGTACATATGATCCAGAAGAATATATTATAAGTTTATTGAGTAAACAAAGAACAAACCCTTCTCAAATAGAAAACTACATTTTTTCTGACATTAGTATAGAACAAAATGTAGCCAAAATAGGTTTTGACACATATGAACAACATGTTAAAAATATTCCTATATGGCAACAAAAAGCACAGAACCCATCAATGTTAGCAGATATTAATGGTAAAGTTAACCAGAGAATATGGGAAAGATATGTGTATCAATCAACACCTGAATATATTCAAAAAATAATAAATAAACTTGAAAGATATCGAGTTAAAATAGAAATCATAAATAGTATTATAAATTAACAGATAATAGCACTGCTTTATGAATCAGACGCCGACTCATAATAATCATATCTTTTTCTTTCTCGACTTAATTCTTTTTTATCTTTATTTTTAGATTTATTAGTTTTTAATTTTTTATCTTTATTAGTTTTTAATTTTTTATCTTTATTAGTTTTTCCTTTTTTAATATCAACAAAATCATCAAGTTCATTGTCATTATCCACAAGTTCATTAGCACCAAGTTCAAAATTTTTAATATATTTTGTTGCAATTTCAATATCAATTTCTATAGAATCTTTTGATGTTTCAGATATTTGGGAAGCTAAATTTTCTTTCATAATTGCTAAATATAATGCTAAATCATTTAATTCTATTGAATAACTATGTTTATTTTCTTTTAAAATATTTAATTTATTTAATGATTTAGTCAAATTAAAAATTTTTGTTATAATATTAAGTCTGTATCTTAATACTACCATATTTTCACAAAATAAATATTCTTGAGTACACATTTCTTTTATATATTGATTAATATTATTTTTAACTTCCATACATGTTAATTTTAAATAACATATTACATATTCACATTCATTTATTCCTTTTCCTTCATATACAATACAATTCATAATACCTTCTAATATAAATGTTTTTTGTGTTTGTAAATAATATAATAGTTTTTCTTTAAATCTATCTAATATGATAGAAGATATAAAATTATTAAAATGTGTAAATCTCCACATTTTAGTATTATTATCTTCTAAAATGTTTTCTTCTAAAATGTTTTCTTCTAAAATGTTTTCTTCTAAAATGCTTGCTTGCTTGCTTGCTTGCATGCTTGCTTGTATGATTGCTTGCATTCTTTCTTGCTTGCTTGCTTGCGTGTATGCTTGCTTGCATTCTTGCTTGCTTGCTTGCTTGCTCGCTTGCTTGCTTGCTTCTAAAATGTTTTCTTCTAAAATGTTTTCTTCTAAAATGTTTTCTTCTAAAATGGGTAATTGTAATTTTCTACAATCTAAAAAAGTCATATTACTTATACTATTTATTAATGACTCAAAATATGTATCAAAATTATTATGTTTATAATAATTAATACCTTTAATAGTTTCATCGAAATACACTACATATTTTCTTATTAATTGACTAAATAATGTAAATTCAAAAGTAGCATTAGTATTTACATCCGGATTATCAATATAATCATTATACGATTTATATCTATAATAATAACCAATCTTAGGTCCATCCATATATTTTATTGTATGTATCACATTTTTACCTAATAGTTGTTCTTTTTCTTTTAAATCTTGAATAAGTTTTGTAATTTTATCTTGTGTGCTCGGTATCCAATTTTTATCTATAAAGTCTTTATAGTAAATATTTAAACTATTAATAAGGTTATCAATTCCTAATTTGTTACCTACATTATTTTTTTCTGGATAATCATCAGGAATAACATCTATAATATTTTCTTGAAACCATTTTCTAGAAATATCATCAAGTTTTTCTAAACTTGTTTCATTTTTTTCATTTCTATTAATTATAATATTTACACCTAAATAATCACTAATTTTAATTTCTGAACTTTCATCTAATATTCTTGAAATTATTAGGTCGCCAATATCTTCTTTTTGAACTTTATCTGCCATTGTAAAAACAATAATTGTATTTTTTTCTCGTTTATATTTATTAATTAATGAAATCGGATAATAACTGGATAAGTCAGTAATAGTTACTGGTATTACACATAAAATTATATTATTTTCATCTTTAATATAATCTTCTGTTAATTTTTCTGTAAAAGTTCTTTTATCTTCTGGATAAGCAACAATTCCGGGTAAATCATAAAATTCAAATGAATCAATTAAAGATTGATTACTAATTGTAACTTCAATAGGATTAATATCATAATTATTTCCAATTTCTTCAAAAATATTATTAATTTTATTTATAATATCATTATCTTGTACAACCATATTATTAACATATGAAATAGGTTCATTTGAGATATTACTATTAATAATTAATTTAATTGGACACTTTGTACATACTCCTTGTTTTCTTTTAGGAAAAATGGGTGTTTTAGTAATATTTTCTAATAAAGATGATTTTCCTGAACTTTGAGTACCAATTACACAAATTTTTGGACTTGAAAAACTATCTTTTATACTATCATTAAAAATATTTGTATAAATTTTTTTAAAAGTTGTAAAAACATGTTCAGAACTATCATTACATAATGAGATACCTTTTTGAAATTCATCATAAACTTTTGTTGATTTAGTTTCTTTATCTGACCATAAATTAAATAGAGACATACTTATTAATATTTTTTTTAGAAATATTATATTATTCAATTTTTATATATAAAAAAATTGATGTTTAAAATATTAAATAACAATTATTGATTTATTAATGGAACCTATTAAATTTCACTGTAATAATAAACCAAAAAATGGTGAAACTGTACAAGTTATTTTTACTGGTCGTAATGAAGATCATGCTGTTGGTTATATGACTGAATATAATTGTGATATTATTATGACGTTTTCTCAAGCAACTAAGAAAAAAAAAATTAAAAGTATAAATAAAACTATTCCTCTTGAAAAAGAATTAACTGCAATATTAGAAGATTTTGAAGAACGTTCAAATATTGGTTATGTATCACGTGCCTATATAGATGATACAAATGATCCTTTTGTAAATATTTTCAAATGTAATTATAAATTACATCAAGTAATTTATCAAATTTGTATTAAAAATAATGTTGATTTCAATTATACATGGAAAGAAAAAGTATATCCATTTATAAGTACAAAACATATTGATTATACATTATCATATTTAAATACATTTATAGAATCATTATATGAATTTGAAAGTATTTTAGATAATCCTGAATTATTTAAAGATATTGTAATTCAATTTGAAAAAATTAATACATCAAATATATATAATAAAAAAAAAATTGGTATTATTTCAAATGATGGTGTAGAAACAACAAAATTACTAATTAAATCATGTTTAAATGATGAACAATTTAATAATATTAAAGATAATTTTAATATTATGTATTCAACACCAGATTATACTATAGAAACAAAATTATCCGAAGAAATTCTTAATAATTTTGTTGAATTAATTATATCTAAAAGTAAACAAATTAATAATATTTTTGTTAAAGTATATTAAGTTTGTTGTTTTTCTTTTTTTTTAATAAACATTGTTTTATCTAAACTATATTGGTTTGATTTTATTGGATTTGATCTTTTTAATATTAATTCATCAGTATCTTCTAATAATTGTTGATATAATGAATTTGATTTTAATGATGTTTGTAATTTGTATTTTTTTTCAAATTTATGTAATCGTGTTTCTAAGGGTGGATGTAATAATGTATAATCACAGTTATTTACTAATGAACTTTTTCTAAATTTATCTATTGATAGAGTCCCTCCAAAATCTTCTAACATTCTCCAATCAGGTGCAGTTTTAATTTTTTCTTCTAATCCATATGTCATATAATATAATAAATTTAAAAGTGATATTTTTTTTGAAACATTATCATTAATATCAATATTATATGACATTGCACAATTATAAGAACAGAAATTACCTATACATAAAAATTTATTATTAAAATAAGATTCGGGTAATGATACAGAAGGTGTTTCAAACGTATACTTACACCACCAACATTTAGTATTTTTTTTAAAATTACTATTTGTTACATCTATATTTTCTTTTCTTGTTAATTTAAATATTTTATATTTTAATTTCATTATTTCTTTTTCTAATTTATCTAATTCATTTAACTCAATATTTGTTTCTGTATTTGTTTCTTCATTATTTATATTAGATTTATTATTTATATTAGATTCTTGTTTTAAAAATATTGAATCAGAATCAAATATATGTGTTTGTATAGTATCTGTATCATTATTTAAAATATCATTTAAACTAATATTTAAATGAGTAATTAATGGTTCTTCATCAGAATTTAAATCTTTTTTTATTGGTTGTATTATTGGTATAGATTGGTTATTTTTAGGTTTTCTACCTCTTTTTTTTGGTATTTTATCAACATCATACATTATAATATACATATATATAAACTTTTCTTTAAATTTAATAAAAATCTATTTAAAAACTAGTTACGGTTATTTTATCATTTAAAGCGGTGCTATATTAAGGTAGACACTCATAATCCCATCAGATATCATTTAAGTTTACTACCTTGATTAAACAATAATTTATTTATTTTTGTTGATTTACACTAATTGCTTTAATTTATATTGGTTTCTTAAAAAATATTTTTACACGCATTCTTATCACGATTTACAAAAATACACAATATGTTTTCCTCTTAGTTTTTTATGCTTATTCTTTGAAAGTTTTGTTATACAATTTACTTATATTATATTCATTCACTTCTAATAATTAGATTGCTAATATTGTTTCTTTCATTTGACTTGTTCAAGAATAATCACAATATAGTAATAATATTTTTTTATTATTAATCTTTAGTTAATAAATTTTATTTTGATTGTTTAGTCCTTACAAATCTTTTAAAATTTACAAATATTAAAACCTGCATTTTAAATATATATTATGAAATTGTCATAATAGATTTTTGTTTTTTACCTGTTTTTTTTTCACTACTATTCATAGAACTACTAATATCACTATTTCCTACAATTCTATCATTATTTGAACTTGATTCTTCTTGTGTTTCAGTTACTACTGATTTATTTTTATCTGAATTATGTAATTTATTTAAAATTTCTTGAACATTTAATGGTGCCTTAATACCACTACTAATTGGTTCTTTATTATATGGTGAAAAATTATTATTAAAAAATGAATTCATTTTTTGTGGAGGTAAATTATTAGATTTTTTTTGTGCTTTTTCACGTTCAAGAATCATTTGTTTTTGTTTTTCTAAATTTATTTCTTGTTCACTCATAAATTGTGATGTTTCTTTTTTTGGATTTATCATTTTTGCAATTAAATCTGGATTATTTTGTAAAACTTTATCAACACCCGGTAAATTTTTAAATGTTGATTTTGATAAATGAAATGCAGACCCCGACGCAACTATTAACATTAATAATTTCATTTCTGCCGGCATTTTTTTACCAGATCCTTTATATTTTTCATATAATTCTTCAAGTACTTCATCATAACTATCTGCTTCAACACTCATATGTTCAGACCATCCATTTAATTCAAAATCAAATGGATCATATTTATCATTTAAAAATTCTATTGCAGATACAGTATTTAATAAAATATTCTTATAAAGTTTTACACCGTTTCTTTTATTTGTAAAACTTTTTAATAAATCATATTCATATTCCATTTCTTCAGTAGATGAATTAAAATCATAATTCTTAGATAACTCATAACCTTTTGCTTTTAGTTCTGATAATCTTCTTAATAGTTCAATTTTTTTCATTCTTACTTCTTGTGGTGATAATTCTTTTTTTGGTTGGTCATATAAAGGTGGTATGTTTGTTTGTGGTATGTTTGTTTGTGGTATGTTTGTTTGTGGTATGTTTGTTTGTGGTATGTTTGTTTGTGGTATGTTTGTTTGTGGTAAATGTATTTTTTGATGTTTAACTTTAGAACTATGTTTAGAACTACTTTTAGAACTACTTTTAGAACTATTCTTAGAACTATTCTTAGAATTATTCTTAGAATTATCTGAATCATTATCTTTAGTACTCTTATTTGAGTTATGTGATGCGATACTGTTATTATCTGATTCTATAATGTCACTAATTGATGAAGTTTTATCAGAATTTAAATCAGAATCATCTTTTAATTTATTTTGATTAGCAATTAAATTTAAATAAAAATCAGTATCTGTACTTTCTTGTTTTTTATTTTGGCTGTTTTCATTTTTAATATGTTTTGGTGATTTAGTTTTATCTAATGCATTTAAATTAAAATCTATAGATGTTTCAGATGACATATATTATATATATAAATATTCTTTTCTTTAACTTGACGCAATAAAATATTAAGTTTTTTATAAAGTTTTTTATAAAGTTTTTTATAAAAATTATATTCGTTCAAATTTATTACATTATTAATAATTTTTACAAACATAATTTTTATAATCAAAATTAGTTTTTTTACTATCACATCCTATTCTATTTAGACATGTATCCATTAATAATGGAGTGCCACTATTATAATCACAACAACATATATCTTTCCAATCTTTATTATTAGGATTTATTATATCCTCATTTTTTAATAGTAATGTATTTGTTTTAGTATTAATAAATTTATTACATATAGATTTTATATTATTAATTTTTACATCATCATATTCAGTTGTTGATAAAAAATAATTAATACACTTTTTATTTAATAAATATGCGATTAATATAAAAATAATAATATTAAATAATTTCATATTAAAAAAATGCATTTTATATAAATTATTTATGAATACCATTATATAATAATATCATAAATTATTTTAAAAATTTAAATTATTTATTATCTCAAATAATAAATAATATTAATGCAATTTTGCACACTTAATGAAGCTTGGGGAAATACACACACACAAAATAATAAACAAACTATAGAATCATTGGAAAATACATCAATCCAAAATAATAAACATACTATAGAATCATTGGAAAATACACCAATTCAAAATAATAAACAATCACATAATAATAAACAAAAAATGGAAACAAATATAATTAATATTAGTGATTCAAGTGATATTGAAACATTTATTAATTCAAAAAAAAAAAATAAAAAATATTATACTGCAACAACAACTGACGACTCATATTATGAAAATTTTACAGATACGATTAATGATAGTAAAGAAAGAAATAAAATAATTAATAAAGTTCTTAAATCACGTAGATGTAGAGATATTTTAAGAAATAAATTTAGACCTAACCTTATTAATAAATTAATAATATTATTTGATGATTATAGAGATGTATTTGTTCTTATATTAATTGGATTTTGTTTTATAATTTTTTTTAATTTATTATGTAATTTAAATAAAAAATAATTATAAAACTAATTCATTTAGGAAACCATTTAATTAATAATATATTTGGATCAAACCACTCACATTCAAAATTATTTTTTTTTAATTTTTTAATGACATATTCAATACATATTTTTAAGTTATATGTAGGTAATCCTAAAATAAATTCTGGAATTTCATACCATACATAATAATAATTACTAGCACTTGCTAATATTATTTTTTTTTCAATTGTTTTATACACTTTATCATATGTAATAATTTTTTGTTCGTCTCTTTTCTGTTGTTCTTTAATTAATTCATTTGCATTTACCATATTATATAGATTTTGAAAAATAATTTTGAAAAATAAATATAATTTTAAGGAAACATTAATATTTATGTTAATGATTAAAACTTTATGTTTAAGTGGAGGTGGTATTCATGGTATTTGCTATATAGGTGCAATAGAATATCTTGAAATTAATAATTATTTAAAGTTAACTGATATTGATACATTTGTTGGTACTTCAGTAGGTTCAATTTTGTGTTTTCTTTTTAATATTGGATATACACTAAAAGAATTAAAACAATTTATTTTAGAATTTGATTTTAAAAAACTGGAACCACATATAGATTCTATATTTTTTTTAACTAATTTTGGTATAGATAATGGAAATAAAATAATGACCATAATTAAAATATTTCTTTTTGAAAAATTTTCATTAAATGATATAACTTTTAAAGAATTATTTGAAAAAACTAACAAAAAAATTAAAATTTTTACAACTAACTATACAAAATCTAGATCTGAAATGTTTTCAGTTGATACTTTTCCAAATTTTTCTGTTATTAATGCAATAAGAATGTCAATATCTATCCCATTTTTTTTTACACCTGTTGAATTTAATGATTCTTATTATATAGATGGTGGTATTACTAATAATTTTCCAATTAGATATTGCGATCCAAATAGTTCATTAGGTATTATTATTGTTACTCATGAAGACAACGTTTTAAAAAAATCTATTGAATCATTACCAAATTATTTTATTGGAATTTGTAGATTAGCAATTGATTCTATTAGTTTAAATCAAATTTGCAATAATGACTTAATTATTAATAAATCAGAATATACCTACTTTAAAATAAGTTGTAAACAAGAAGATTCTTTAAATTTTATTTTAAATAAAGAAAATATAGAAACATTTTTATCTGAAGGTACGCATTATGCACAAATATTTCTTAATTATGAAATACCAAAACAAGTATTATATGAAATAATAGATCGTATTACTTTATAAACTATTATTTTGTAAAATTATTATTTTTTGGAAATTTATTTGATATTTCATCTGTAAAATTATTATATTCTTGTATTTTATTTTCAATATTATTATTTTCTACAAAATTTATTTTTGATTGTAATTTAAACGCTCTATCTAAACTTGAATAATTTGATGTTTGAATTGGGTCACTACTATATAACATTGAATAATTACCTATTGATAAAAAAGTATTTCCAACTAATTCACCATTAAATTCTATTATCAAATTATTATGTTTTTGATAAATATTATCTATTGGTATATTTTCAAATTTATTATTAAATTCATCATTATTTTTTATATCTTGACTTTCTATATATATATTTTTATTAAATTCTTCTAATTTTTTATTATATAATTCACTTATATTTTTTTCTTCACACTCTATATATCCATGTTTTTTATTTAATTCTTTAATTTTTGTATCATATATTTTATATGCTTCTTCTTTTGTTATACTTTCTGATATTGTTTGTTTTTGAATATTTTCAAATTTATTTTTTAAATCAGAATGTGATAACACGTCTTTATTATTTATATTTAACCAATTATCATAACTTTCTCTTAATTTTAAATCTGTTAATATTTGATTTGCTAATGTTAAATGATTAAATACTTCTTCATCTTCATAATTTCCTTTATCTGGATGTACTTTTACTATTAATTTTCTATATGCTGATTTTATTTTTTTAGTTGGTGCATCGTTTGGTACAGCTAATAATTCATATAGATTAAATTTAAGTTCATTAAAATTTATTTTTATAATATATTCAGACATTATAAATATAATATATTTAATTTTTTAATATATTATATTTATAATGATTCATATCACTGAAAAAATTAAAGCGTCTATTTTTTTAACATCCTATTTTGAAACACTTGGGTTTTATAATGGAACTTGGGAATTTAATTATAATAAAACAATGCCAACTAATACGAGTGATGTTGCTATTATAAATATGGAAATTTTAACTCATTTTTTTAATTTAGGTGGATTTACAAATATTGATATTACTAATTGGAATAGTAGTGATGATACTATTATGACAATTGCAACTATTAAAGCATGTATTAAAGGTGGTACTGAAAAAGATTTTATTAATGAATATGTTGATATTATTGATATATTAAAAGAAGATAAACGAATTAGTGGAATAACTACATTAAATTCTCTTGATACTATTAAAAGAACTAGGTCTATTAATACATTACCTTATAAACAAAATATGGGTGGTAATGGTGCTGCAATGAGAACAGGTCCAATTGGATTAATTTATTATAAAGAAAAAGATTTATCTAAATTAATTGAAAAATCTATTATTGCTAGTAGAGTTACACATAATTATATTATTGGATTTTTAGGAGGATTTGTAAGTGCTCTATTTACTAGTTTTGCTGTTAGAAATATACCTGTGTGGGAATGGTCTATTAAACTTATTGAAATTTATGAATCCAATATTATTGATAATTATATGAAAACAACTAATATTTATGAAAAATATTTAAAAGAAAAAAGTATATTTTTTGATTTATGGTATCAATATAATGAAGACAGACTAAGTGAATTTAAAAATGGATCTAGTCAAATTACTAGCTTTACTGAAAGAATTGAATCTTTATATAAATATCAAACTAATAATGATGATTACATAACATATTATTTTGGAACATCTGGATTAACATCTTTAATAATTGCATATGATTCAATTTTATCAAGTTTTACAGCAACTAAATTTCCTATTGATTTTAAGAATCCAAATTCAGCTACTATTAGTTTAGAAAGTGTTATTTTTTTTTCAACACTTCATAGTGGTGATAATGATACAATAGGTGCTATAACTGGATCTTGGTATGGTGCTATGTATGGATTTAATTTATTTGATATAAATAAATTAAAACAACTTGAATTTTATAATGATCTTGATTTATGTTCTAAAAAAATTATTAATTTTATTTAATTTTTCTTAATTCCATTAATTTTTGTTCTAAACCTTCAACTGTTCTTGGTCCCATATAATCTATTCTATTACTATTATGTTCAAATATAATTGTTGGATAACCAGGTATTTCAAACGTTTTACATAAATTTTGTGCATGTGCATTACTTTCATCATCACATTTTACATCTTCTATAATTACATTATTTTTTCCATTATGTTTATTCATAAACTCATCCCAAATTGGTTGAAAGTTTTTAGAATAACCACACCAAGATGTATTAAAATTATATACTCTTAATATATCATGATCATCATGTGATTGTTTTTCTGATTCTGTAGATGAAAAATTTTCCATACTACATTTACATAATGAATAAATGATTATCACTCCAATAGCACCTAATAATAATAAACTATTATTTTTATTAGAACTCTTATTTAAATTCATAGGTAAGAAATTTTTTATATTACTTTGTTTCTTATCTGACATGAAAATTACGATTACACCAATTATAAGCCATGATGATAAATTTAAACCTAAAAGTTTTTGATTAAACATTTTATATTAATAATAGTTAGATAATAATATTTTTAAATTATTTATATAAAAATATTTAAATAAAAATATTTAGTTTTTTAAATAGTTTAAAAAATAAAATCTATCGTTCTATATATAAGATGTCCCAAAATAAAGATGAAATTATGGAAAAGTACGACACGTACGTCCCTTATCTTTTAGGTATGGTAGATATTAATGGAAATCCAGATAATGATGCAGTTAAACAATTTCCAGGAGCTAAACTATTTCTTCATATGATAGAAAATAATTATAATAATAATAATAATAATATAAAGTTTACATCAACACTATTAAAAGAAGCAGATGCTCATTATTATATTAATAAAAGTGACGTTCCACAACCACCTGAATACACTAAATCTGATGAGTTTGCAGCCTTTATAGCAGCAATTTTAATTAAAATGAATAGTCGTGTGGATCCTTTAAATATTAAAATGACCGAGTATAATAAGTTCCATCCATACATGAAAGAACTTTTATCAAAACTATATAATGATACACACACCGCATCAGGACTCCAACTCCAACCCGAAACCCAACTCCAATCTGGACTTCAAGCCCAAGCCCAACCCCAAGCCCAACTTCAAGCCCAAGCCCAAGCGGCGGCCCAAGCGGCAGCCGCGCAGTCGCCCTTGCCGCTCTTGCCCGGGCCGTTTTCCGCGCCGTTTTCCGCGCCGTTTCCCGCGCCTGCGGCCCCTGCCCAAGCCCAACAAGCACCACCAGGACAACAACAATTATCATTAACAGACCGTATTAACTCAATAAACGCATCATATGTTGATGGTGATAGTATTGTTGGAGGATCACCACCAACATATGATGAAGCTACTAGTATAATAAATTTTACTGGTGTTATAAAAAATTATGCAGAAAAACTAGGTATTGAAAATATTTATAGTGATGTTAAATGGAAACCAGCTAACAATCTATTATTATCATTAGATTCTAATATGAGTGCGGGTGTGGTTGCAGATAAGTCCATTATTAGTACATATATTAATAGTGCTAATATGAGTGGTACAAGAAAAAACTTACCATATCAACTAGATAAATTTTTTTTAAAGTCAATGATGGAAGAAGATTATAACTTACAAATGAAAAATAATGGATCATTAACTTTTTTTGATACATCTCACTCAACCCAAGCATACGAACATATATTTTATAGAAAAGTTAACCAACCCGGACAATTATTTATGAAAGATGAGAAGGGTATTGAAATTAGAGTTGATGCTAAAAGTGATGAATTTCTTAAATTAACAAGAGAACAAAATTGTTTTACAACAGGATTTATAGATGCAGAGGGTAAAAAATGTGAAGAGTTTGTATCAAAATGTCTTATAGGAAAAAATATTAAAGGATGTTTAGAATTTATGAAAGATGCTCATTTTAGTACAAGATCTATAAACGATGTTAAAAATATGAATCCATCAATGGCTGTAACATTATTACGAAAATTTGGATTTGCAATAAAAAATGTAAAATCAGAAGAATTAGGTTTAATGTTAGATAGAGTTGACACATCAAGTGAGTGGATAGAAAGTTTAAGAAATTATCATATGAATAGTTCTGCATCTGATAATAAATTATCAAGTGATAACATTAATGATATTGCACGAAATAGAAAACTTATGGATTATCTTGATTTAGTTTCTAGTAAGATAAATGCAAATCCAGTAATTTTAAATACTGGATATACAGGTCCATCACCTGGTATTAATATTGAACAATTTAAAGGAACTACTTTTTTTAAATATGGTATGAAACCAAAAAAAGTTATAACTGGATCAAATGTTGCATCTGTATCATCAATTAAATCTCTACAAAATACGGTAATTACTAATAGAAATATTTTATCATCATTATATGGCGTACCTAGTATTGGTTTTATGCAAAGTCAAATGGGTGGTAGTAACCCATTGTCACACAATAGAGATATTAAAAATTTAGAAATAGCAGAAATCTTTGAAAATCATTTTAAACAATTTATTTCAAGTTTAGAAGCAAATGATAAAACGTTAGATCCAACTGACCGTAAAAAGGTACAAGGATTAATTGATGACTTAAAAATATTAGAATTAAAATTAAACAAAGCACGTATTTATACAGATAAATATATGAAATTAGTTAATGTGTTTGGTCATATACAAAATGATAATGTAATAAAATATGATCATATTCAAAAATTTGTTGATAACAAGAATGGTTATTTTCAGAAAGTAAATAAAAAACAAGATAGTTTATTTGATATTTTAAGTGCTTTAGCTAACGCAACTCAACAAGAAACTAAAGTAGAATCTAACTCAGTAGCAACTTATCCTGAGTGGACAAGAAAAAATTAAAAATAATAATAATATTTAAAATTATAGTATTATAATTATTAATGGGAATAGGACTACTATTATTAGTATCAGTTGGTAAAGATAATATTTATCTAAGTGGTCAAGCAGAAATAACATATTTTAAATTAGTTTATAAACAATATACAAATTTTAGTATTGAAACTATACCACAATATTTTAAAACAGAACCTGATTTTTCAAAAAAAATAACCATAAATATATCAAAAAATGCCGATTTATTACATAATATGAGTTTATATATAAAATTACCAAGTATACCCAATAATAATCATTATTATTTACCATCAGATGTTAAAAAATTTAGATGGATAGATAAAATAGGATTAGGAATAATAAAAAATATAGATTTAGAAATAGGAGGTATATTAATTGATAGAATAAATGGTGAATTTTTAAATTTAATAAATGAGTTAAATATAACAGATGGATTAAAGAGAGGTTATGATATAATGATTGGAAATACATATGAAAATAAAAAATTTACAAATGGTAAAAAATCATATGAATTACAAATTCCATTATATTTTTGGTTTTGTTTAGATTCAGGATTATCTATTCCATTAGTTGCACTAACACATACTGATGTAAAAATTCATATAGAATTTAATTCATTTAATAAATGTTATATGGAATCACCAACACATTATATAACAATAAAAGATAATTTTTGTTTATTTAATGAAAATGAATTAATTGAACAAAATGTAAATGGAATAATTGCAATTGGTAGATTTATATATTTTGATGTAGCAGAAAACAGATTATATTATGATAAAATATCAAATAATTTTTTAATACCTTCAGTTGAATCTTCTATTTATAATTTAAATGGAATGGACACAAAATTTATAGCACACTTAAAATCAGACTCACAATTAATTAAAGATGAATCATATTTTCCTTTTAATTATCCATCATTAGAACAATCATATATATTAGCAGATTATGTATATCTTGATAATAAAGAAAGATGGTATTTTATAAAAAATGAATTAGAATATTTAGTACCAATAACAGTATCAATTCCAGAAAAAAAGTTTTACAGTTCTAATATAAATTATAAAATAGATCTTCTAAATAATCCAACAAAAATAATATTTTGGAGAGGATTAATGTTATCAAATTATGAATCAAATGATTTATTTAATTATACAACTTTTCCAGTAGATTTAAATAGCAGTACAATTATTAAAAAAACAAATATAGTAATAAACTCAATTAATAGAGAAGAAATTGATGATTATAAATTTTATACAAATTTAATGGTATATAAAAATGAATATACTAGTCCACAAGATGGTATATTTTTTTATTCATTTGCATTACATCCAAAAGAATATCAACCATCAGGATCATTAAATTTTCAACAATTAAATGATGCTTATTTAAAGTTAACATTAAATAGTATAGTAAATTATCAAAATCCAGTATTAATAAAAGGATATGCAATTGAATATAATATATTTAGAGTAATAGATGGTGTTGCATCCTTAGTTTTTATATAAATTAATTTTCATATAAATCAATTCCAACTTAAACTAGCAATACCACCAAGTATTCTTAAAATTGTATATTCCTTAATAATAATATTAAGAAACATATTGTCATTTTCAATTAAATCATTTAATTCCAATTCAAGAATGATATCTTTCAAAATATTAAAATTTAGATGTCCTGATGGTTGAGTACTTGTAGGAAATAAAGAAAAAGAATAATAATAAATACCTTTTTCTGGTATTTTTTCTAATTTATTAGTAGTAACATAATTAAAATATGAACTAAGTTGAGTTGATAATAATTCTTGACCATTTGATTTAAATGTAATATTTTTAATAGGATCTATATTTGTTATAACATATTCATTTTTATAAATATATTTAAAATATAATATAATTTTTTTAAGTTTATAAGAAAGTCTATAGTTATCAATATTAGTTGTTATGTTAAAATTAATTTTATCTACATATGAAACCTGTGTTAAATATATAAAAATAACAAACATTATATTATAATTACCAAGTATATTATGAGACTTGATAAAATTAATAAGAAATTTATTAATAGGATTTTCTAAAAATATAATAATTTTTCTATACATATTAACCTCATTCATATAGTTTTCAGAAATATTATTAAATGAATAATTGTTATTTATATATATATTATATTTTTCAGCAATATCATTAAAATATGAATATAATTTATCCATAATAATAGTTTTTTTTGTAAAATAAGTATTTCTTGTTTTTATAGAATTAGTAATCCAAAAAATATCTTTAACTAGACCTTTAAATGGTAAATTAATTATTTCATTATTATTTTTTAAGATATATCCATTATATAAAATATTTCTTTCAATCATATATTCATGATTATATTCTGCATAATTTTTTCTTTCATCATTATCTAATAATATAGTATCTGTTAAAATTGAAATTTTTGCATTTGTTGGAATAGTAGTAATAATGTTATTCATATTATTTTTAATAAATAAATTTAAATGATTAAGTTTAAATTTTATTTTAATTTCGGTATTTTCTAATGCAATTAAAGGTAAATATAATGTTGAACTTTTACTAAACCAAAAATTAGTAGGTATACATATTCTAAAACAGTTTTTATATAAATATGGTTTTATTGAAAATGTTTTATTTTTTAAATACAAGTCTGAAATAGTAAATATATTTTTATTCATTGTATCAATTTTAATATCATTTAAATAAAAGTCTATATATTCAAAAATATTATAATTAACATTTTCAGTCCATTCTATATTTTCTTTAAAATTTATTTTTTTAATTTCTGTTTGGTTATATTTTTTATATTGTAATTCATTAGGAAAATTATAACTAATTTCACTATTTGCTTTTAAATCTATTGTTGAATTTTTATTATAAAAATGGATATACATTTTTACTGGTTGTTCTTTTATATACGTATCTTTAAAAAATATATCATAATCATTATCATTTTCTTTTGTATTTAATAATACTGTAATATTAGTATCATCTGTTATATTTAATACAATACCATCACATATATTAGCAATATAATCTATGGTTGAATCTGGATATAAACTTAAATCCAATTTATTATTAGATATAACATAATTACTAATATTATTTTTTGTAATTTTATAAAAATAATTTGCAATTTCTTTATTCGTTATATTCATTATATTTAAATAAAATGTATCACCTATATTAACTTTTCTTTTATGACCTAGTGTTATATTTGTAATTAAATTAAATTCATAAAATTCATATTTTTTTATAATAATTTCTTCTTGTTTAAAATGAAACATTATATCAGGATTAGTATAAGTACATGAACTTAAATCTATTTGTATAATACCATTAATAAATGTAATATGTTGTGTATCAATATGTTGGTATTTTCCATTAATATCAATATAGTATTTAACATAATCATAATTATAAAAAATAAACTCTTCCATTATTTTAAAATATAGTATATTACTATCACTATCAATAGTATAATATGTAACATCTATAGTATTTTCAATTTTAGTATAATAATTAACAATTTCAAAAATATTTATTTTATTACTTGTATTAAATAAAAAATATTCATTAATAACATTTTCATAAATTGTTCCAGAAATATATATATCATTATTAGGACTTATTAAAGTAATATTACAATTAGTTAAAAGCTTAGTTGTATTAATTATTTTAATTATATGAGGATTTTCTGTATTTTCTACATTAAAAATAACAATTGGGTCATCTTTCTCTAAACAAAAAGTAGAAGTTATTATTTTTTCATTTATTAATATATCACCTGTTTCAACTATTAACTGTCTACTATTAATAAACTCAACTTTTCTTAACGTTATATTATTCATAGTGTAATTTATAAAAAGTGGTGACTTTGTTTTATATTCAACCGTATCTAAATCTTCATTAATAGTAATTATATAACTACTAATTTCTGTTGGTTCTTCCATATCAATACCTACACGAACAAGTCTAGATTCAATATTTTCAATATTAATATAACCAAATATCATATAATTAATAGATAAATCTAATAAATTATTAGAATCTATATAATAAATATCATCTTCTTTAATAATTAATTGTTGAATATTATTTAATATTATATACATTTCATTTAAAATATTACTAATATTAGATGTATAAAATGATTGTGTAAAATTTATTTTTATTTTATTATTACTAATTTCTTGAGATTTAATACCTATAATTTTTTCTATTTTAATAAAATTTTGACTATTTATTTTTATTTTACTTGAAAAACTTAATTTAATACCAGTCAAAATTAATTTTAATATATTACTACTAATTAGTTCATATGTTGTATTAACATAAAATTGATTAACTATTTCTGGATATATTATATTAATACTATATAATTGAGTATTATCAATATAACTTATAATATCATTATTTAAATATGAAATAGTTTCTTCTTCTAATCCTACATCTAGTATAATTCTATAATTAAATAAATTAATATAAATTGTATCAATATATACTGACTTAATATAACCAAATATTATATATTGTTGCTCTAAATTTAAATAATTATTATAATTTATATAATAACTATTATCTTCCTTATTAATTTCATATACAACAGTATCTATTATTATATACATTTTAGTTAAAATGTTATTAATTTTATCTATAAACTCAGCTGTTATATATAATTTATCACTAATAATTTCTTGAACTTGAATAATAACTAAATATTCTATTTTAAGTTGTGATGATATTATTTGATTATTACTTCTAAATTCTACAAGAATACCATTAGATTGTAAAATAGTAGCAGTAATTGTTAGTTGTATATCGTTATAATATAAATTAAAATCTGACATATTTAATAAATTTATAATAATTCTTGATTTATAATCTATAAATTCAGTACTATTTATTATATATTCTTCATCTGTTGTTTGTACAATTTCAGAAATATTAATAGGTATATCATCATAATATAAATTAAATATAGTTGTGTGTAAGTATAATATTATAATATCTTCATATTTATATCCAATAAATTCAATATTATTTATCATATAATCTTTTATTATATTTAAAGATATTCTATTATAATCATCATAAAAGATATTAGTTTTAAATTCAATATAATTACTATCATATTTTGTAATATTAATAATTTCTTCTGTTAATATGTTAGGACCTTCTAACATGTCAAGTTTAATTTTATAGTTATAATTAATTAACACGTTTTCAGAAGATTCAATCTTATATTTATATAAATAATCACTTTCTAAAGTTGGTATAATATTATTATTGTTATTATTATCTATTATGTAACTATATATCAGAAAATGTTCATAGGAATTATTATAAAATTGTATATTATTAAAACTTGACATTCCAAATGGTATAATATTATTATTCATATCAACTAATATACCATTATATTCTGACATATTGCTAATATTGTAGTTAATATTTAATGTTTCATTGAAATCTGAATTAAACATATTCATATATTTATTATTAATATTTTTTAAATAGTCCCACTGTTTACTTAATAATATTTTTTCAATAGACATAATATTATATCTATAATTAAATGTAATACCATTATTAATATCATCAATAAATCTTTTTTTATCTATATAGGTATCATTTAAATATTTTAATAATTTATGAGAATCACAACCAAACCTACTGTTCATTATCATATTACTATTAATAAATTTATTAATCATATTTTTATTTCTAGTAACATAAAGTTTACTATTATTAATAGAAAGTACAAATTGTGAATCTAAGTAAGCATTTCTTATTAATGAACCATCTTCTAATTTTGTAAATTTAGTAGAATCATTAATCATAGTCATTTCATTTTTATGTAAAATACAGTTATTATAAATAATATAATCATAACTAGAAATATAAATATTTATATTATTGATTGGATCTATCCAAAAATAATTAGTTTTAGCATTATTTGAAATATAATCAAAAATAATATTTTCAGTAATTCTTAAATTTAATAATTCATAATATCCTTTAAAATTGTCTTTAGCTAATAGTTTTACAATATTAATAAATTTAGTATCATATATTTCTTCATATAATAAAACAGAGTTAGCCATGTCATCTTTAAAAATATAATTTTCATTTGCATCAATTACAATATAGCTTTGAAAAACAGTTTTATATCTAATATTATCATAAAAGCTAATACTAGTCCAATCTATAATAGGTTTACCTACATTAAATAAAATGTTAGAATTATTATTTTTTTTCTCTAAACTTTTAATTTTACTTGTTACTGATATGGTAGGTTCGCTAATATTATTTCTTGTAATTTTACTATTAATAGTTTTATAATAAATAAATGTGTTTTTTGTATTTCTAATTATTCGTATATTACTAGAAACTAATACTACTAATTCATTATTTTGATTAATACCTGCATTTATTATTATGTTACTTGAATTATCTAAATAATATTCAATATCAATTAAATTTAATTTTAAATTAAAATTATTAATAATAAAAACATTAGTACTTTTTGTTTTTTCAATAGTAACAGGAATTTTAATAAATAAAAAATTTGATTTCCAATTTTCATTTAGATAATTTAATAAAGTCATATCAGTTGGTATGGGTGACTGTAATTCATATTCAGATTTTAAAGTATCAGTATTTTTTATTATTGAATTAAAATAAATTTTTTCTTTTAAAAATATAAAATTATCTAATGTGTTTGGTATATTTTTATAAAGTAAATAATAACGCCCACCTTCTTTAATATACTCAATCCTATTATTATCATCATATGTAATATTTGTATATAAATTATTTTTTACTAATAAATTAATATGTGATGATAATATTTCTAATTTCCATCTATTATTTTGAAAAATGGGTCTTGATATTTTATTAACTTGAATTTTTAGCCATTGATCTAATTCTTGTTTATTTGAAATACCCATTGAATATGTTTGTGTTATAATTGGTTTAATAAATTGTATAATTCTACCTCTGAGTCTTATAGGTACAATACCATTTATATAAAAATCAGAATTAAATTTAAAATTATTATTATTAATATCAATATCAATTTTTAATAAACCATTTTCAAGAATTATATTACATTCAAAAATATTTATAGTATCATTATTTTTTTCTTCAATTAATATTGTAGAATTATTTTTAATTTCAAATGGTACTATTTCATATGTAGCAATAAAATTAACATAACTTGTTATTTTAATTTTAATATAATTTTCTATATAAATTTTAATATATGTATCTACATCTCTATCTATTTCTTGATTATTTTGAAGACTTTCTATAAATGAATTAATAGTAGTATCTTTTACTATAAAACTATATAAATCATTTACATTACAATTAAAAATAGTTAATTGTGTTTGATTATTTTTAATATAATAACAATATAATTTAAAAGATTCATTATATAACATATTCATTTTATACGATAAATACATTTTATCTAAAATAACAGGTTTATCATTAATATAATTTGTTTTTTTATTTGATATAATAGTTGGAACAATTAACTCACATGTATCATTAAAATTATGCATATTGTATAAAATTAAATCATAATAATTACCACAATTTACAAAATTTTTACATACAACTTCTTGTTTATTTAATATTAAAGTATGAAATAGTTTTATATTATGTTCAATATCTTCTAAACCATTCATTATTTTTATTATTTTATTATTAAATTCAAATACATTAATATAAAATGTTTGATACGTTTCATCAATACTATTATTATCAATTACTTTTATTTTTATCATACTATATTCAAAATGTATATAAGGAGTACCATATAATATGTTATCTTCTGATAATATTAACCATTCTGGTGCATTTACTATTTCACATGTATAATTTAATTTATTAGTTGTTATAATATATTTATATTCCACATTTGAAAAAGCATATAATAATGGTTGAGATGTTATAATAAGATCTGTTATTTCAAATATTTGAAAAGTATGATATATTATTATATCATTTTTACTTGGAATTTTTAATATTATTGAAACAGTATTATCACTCATATATATATCTTGATCATTTCTATATATTTTATTTTCTAAAAGATTAATACTTAACCAATTTGGTAATATTTCATTTTGAATATAACTATTATCATCACTATTTACTGAAAAAGTATATTCATATGACTCATCGCTATTTAATAATGTAATTGGTTTAGAATCAATATATGGTAAATTTATTAAATTAACAAATATATAATAATTTAATATTATCTCATTACCATATATATCAATAATATTTAGTGATATGTTATTTAATCCTACTGAATCAATATTTGGATATCCATAAAGTTCATTTCCAGAAATATCTAACCAAGATGGTAAAATTAATTTTTCTATTAAACTTATATCATTAGATGCTAAAATTTTATATTCATAATATTTATTTGTATTACATGTTGTTATTGGATAATGTGTTATATGAAAATCCTCAATACTATTAATTATACTAATATTAAACTTGTGAATAATTGATATATCATCATATTCTACGATTAATTCAACCATTGTATTATTTAAATCTTCATTTTTTGGAATACCATTTAATACATATGGACTTGATTCAGTTTTATTAAGTGTTAACCATATAGGTATTTTTTTTGCTTTTACAATTACATCATCTGTTATTAAATAATTATAATTAGTATCAATAATTGCAACTAATATTGGTAATGATGTTATATTAATAATATTATTTCTATTATGTATAGTTACATCTAATTTTAAATTAATAATATCATTATAGTTATTTAATTGATCATTTAACATAAAATTATTACTTATATATAATGGGTATTTTGCAAAATTATTTTCTCTAATAAATATATAA